AGTTGGTTGGTTATCACAAGATGAAATACCAAGACTGACAAAGGGTGATATAACTATTGAATTTGAAAAAAAATGGTCTAATAAAATAGGGGTTGATCATACTACTTATGTAAACTCTGGATCATCCGCGATATTACTTGCTTTGGCTGCTCTAAAGGAATCAGGTAAGTTAAAAAATAATAAAATTATAGTACCAGCTTTAAGTTGGTTAACAGATGTTTCATCACCTATACAACTTGGGATGGATGTTATTCTATGTGATTGTAATTTAGACGATTTATCAATTGATATGAATCATCTTAAACAACTAATTAAAGAAGAAGACCCGTCATTGCTTATATTAGTTTCTGTATTAGGATTGGTTCCTAATATGTCTGATATTGTTAGTATATGTGATGAGAATAATGTTATTCTAATTGAAGATGTTTGTGAGAGCATGGGGTCTAAATTTGAAGATAAATATTTAGGTACATTTGGTGTAGTTTCTTTATTTTCTTTATATTATGGACACCATTTAAGTACAATTGAAGGTGGGTTAATATGTACTAATGATTCTGAATTAAATGATATAATAGTATCAATGAGGTCTCATGGATGGGATAGAGATTGGTCAAAAGAAAAGCAAAAAGAATATAGAGATAAATATAATATAGATGATTTTAACTCATTATATACATTCTACTATCCTGGTTTTAATTTTAGATCTACTGATTTACAAGCATTTATTGGAATTTCACAAGTTGATAAGTTGGATAATTTTTCTATTAATAGAGAGAGGAATTTTAAATTATACAATGAAAATATTACTATTAATGAATTAAATATTAAATATAATGATAAAAACTTTATATCAAATTTTGCTTATCCTATAGTATCTAAAAATAGAGAGAGTATTGTTAAAAGGTTAATTGAAAATAATATTGAGGTTAGACCACTAATTGCTGGATCTATGGCGAGAAAACCATTTTGGAAAGGTAGAGTTGATAATTTACCGAACTGTGATATTATTAATAATAGTGGATTTTACATTCCAAATCATCAGGATCTTACAGAAGACGATATTATAAACATATGTAATATTATTAATGAGTAAAGATACTATTAATAGAAATTTAAATCTTTTGAATAATATTAGGTACTAATCCAGATTCAAGAATCTTACTCTTATCAAGTAAGAACTCTATATCATAGAAGTTAAAATGGAAATTCAGTGTAAAATCTTTTGAAGTCACTTTTTGGCTCGAATAGTTGAATGTGTTTTCACTCATGCCCTTTAATATTATTTCATAAAATCTAATAATATAAATAGCATCTCTGTGTATATCAACACAAGCTATTGTAAATGGACTTAAAAATAGATTATCTGTATCTAAATAATGTTTAGAAAGAATATCAAATAAAAGCCAATAATTTAAATCAGAATCAACAGACCTAAATGTTATAGTTAAATCATGAGTTGTTGTGATATCTTGAATATTTTTAGATGGTTTGAATTGTCTTTCCTTACCTCTCATCATAATTTGTTTAGGCATATCAAATGCAACACCTGGAAAGTTAACGCTTTTAATAGTAGAGTTTAAATAGGAAATAACATCTTCATATTGGATCCAATTTTTTTCTAAAATTGGTACATAACTTTGTAAAATCTCACTTTTTAAAAAGTCGCTTGGGAGATTAAAAATAAATTGGGAGTTCTGACTGGATAAACGAATGACTAGTGGGACTATTTTTTATTTACAAATAAATTGTAATTTTCTATTTAAAATTTCTGATATTTTTTTAAAATTAATATATCTCATAATATTTATCAAAGTTTATTTTGATTTAATTTATCTATCATATCTTTATTATCGGTTGGTATTCTTGTAGGTTCTGTTCCTTGACTTAAAGGGTTCTTTGATAGGTCATTTACATCACTTTTAACAGTTGGGTCTAAATTTATAGATTTATTATCCATTGGTGGGTTACTACTACCATCACCATTAGGTCCGCTAGAATTTGATCCGATTCCATTACCACTCGCATTGGATCCATTATTAGAGTTTTTAGCTGATTTGTTTAATTGATCAACATTTGACAAACTATCAAAAATTTCAAATATTCCAGAGTAAATAACAAATTCACTACCACCTGAAGTACCAACTATATAAAATACATTTACTTTTGAAGAATATACTTTTTTAATATCTTGTATTTTATTTTGAGTTATTTTGAAAACTATTTGACCATCTTTTAAGTTTAAATCACCAGAGGCTGTAAATAATGGAAAAGTTACTAATGTATTATCATTTTTAATAACAAATTTTATTTCACTAAATCCACTTAAATCAAAGAATTTAGGTGCTGTTGGTGATCCGCTAGCAATTGAAAATTTGAAAATATTATCAAATGGATTTATCATAATCATAATCTGACCATTTGAATAAAATTTCTCACCTCCCATTATAGCGCTATCCGATCTAGACATTATATTAAACTTATCAACTAGTACAGGAAAAGGGACTTTAACTGTTTCGATACTAGAACTAGAATCCATACTTACCGCACTTGGTATATAAAGTGATGACAATTGGTTAGAAGCCAGATTATTATCCTGTGCTATACTAGAACCTGTTGGTAAAATATTTGTTGATGAATATGGATTATTTGGATCATTATTTAAAATGGTACTAGCTGTTGGTGGTGGTGTCGGACCAGGTGCAATTGGAATTCTTCTTTGTTGACTACCTATTTTTATTGAACCCATAGAATTTGATAAACCAACTAATGATGGGTCGATAGAGTTTTTAATATTATATATTTTTGGCTTATTAGCATTTGCTAAATTAATCTTAATTAGATTTAAAGAGTATCTAGAGACCTCATCTTGTAACATACCATAAGAAGCCCTTCTGATAATATATGTATCGTCCACAGCGTCTATTAACCTCATTTCAACATCAATAATAGCTGTTGTTGTAGAGTATTTAATTATTGGTCTAAACTCTATAGTTTCATTAAAGTTTTCAGTTACTATAGCTGTCACTGTCTTACCTCTTACATTTTGCTCATATGTTGTTATGCTATATTGAACATAGTATCTATTGCCTGAATTATATGAGTCGATAATAAATTGATTAAACCCTGCCAATGTTTTATTATACATTCCATATATTTCAAAGAAGTCTCCATTTACAGAATGTTCTACCATTAATCCTAAATTTTCAAATTCAGGTGATTGTGGAATTGAAATAGAAACCTTAGGTCCTAAAATATAAGTTGATATTGAATTTATAGTTTGTATATTTGTTATAAATTGAAAATCAATAAATATTGGAATAGTCAAACTCAAACCTGCTCCACTTGTCAAGTTTGCATTTACACTGTTCTCTTTTGGTCTATTATTTACTCTTTGTGATGCAACAGCAGATAACGATGGAATTTCTATGTTTAAGTTTTTACCCCATAATTTCTCTTGAAATAAAAGTGGTGGTGATGTAAAGTTTAATAAATATGATTGACTTACATCTGTCATATCGAAATAAAAGTTACTTAAATCGTAAGTTTGTTGATTAAGAGTATCATATGCAAAAACTCTTACATTAAACCCTAAGTATTCACCAAACGTCCAGTTTATAGGTAAATGTATTCTTAGTGTATCATGTCTTAGTGGTTGTCCAGTTGAGTAATTTCTAATAGAAAGAAATGTATAATAAGAAGTATCAATTTTACCATATTTATTTGATAGATTATCAAGTTTAAATAAAGAGTTTCCCTTTGTATTGTTTGTACCACTGGTATCAACTGCTAAATAAGATTGTTTTCTATCTTTGGTATTTACTAAAACATCATATCCCTCACTAATGTTGTTTTCATCATCATAAATATATTCAACCAGAATATTTTTATCAACCTTTGTAAATTTAGAAACCTTAGACATTTTTTGGGTATTATTTTCTAATATATATAAAAAAAACCTTTCTCTTTTAAGAAAGGTTTTCCTGTATAAGTCTGTCTTTTATATATTCTACGATTTCATCATCGGATAAACTAGTATATTTTTGTTTTATCGATCTCCATAGTTCTTGTTCTTCTATTGCTAGTTTTTCCATTTCTTGATTTAGTGGCTTTATCATATCTTCTAAAGATTTTCCTTCATCCTCTATATCTTTTAAAATCTTACTAACATTATCAAGAGCATCATTAGCATTTGAGTTTTTAGAATCCAAACCGCTTTGAACTTTATTTATCTTTTCTATAATAACATCTAGATTACTTATAACATCCAATGCCTTTCTTCGGTACATATCCATATTACTACTAGTTTTTAAATATTTTCTACGGATTCTAATTGCACCTTGTACAAAACTTTCATCTATCATTATTCATCTTCTTTTTTTATAGACCTTCTTTTAATAGGTTTTTTTGGTAAGTCTTTTGCCAATACTGGTTCTTTCTCAATAGAAAGTGGTTCATGTTTTTCAACTTTTGTTAATTTTGGTTTTGAAATTGTTTTAGTTTTCACAATTGTCTCAGATTCATCTCTTTCCAAAACTTCTCTTTTAATATCAGATCCATAAACTAAATGTTTAATCTTATCCATAATAGTATTTCTTATCAATTCTGGATTTTGAATTATTTTATTTGTAAACTCATCAGCTAAGAATTCAATAATACTTGTTTGATAAGAGTCTTCCATCATCTCAATAAAATCCAATCTAGGAATTTTATTAGAAAAGTCTAAACTAATTTTAAACTCTACATTTCTTTTAACATTTTTAAACATGGATATAATTGGGTCTTCAACTTTAGGTTGTTGTCTTATTTGATTTTGAGTATTTGATGGTTTTGGTGTATCAGAGATAGATGAAACAAAATCTTGTTTAGAAACTTCTTCTCTTTTAGCTTCAAATCTTTGAACTTCCGGTTCCGGTTCTGAGTATTTGGACTGTGGTATTTTTGGTAGATCATCTGAATCTTCTCCTAAAATTTTTGAAAATGCTTCATTTTGCCTAGATAAAGAATCTGTATTATCAACTGATACCCCATACTTTTTAGCCAATTCAGCTCTCTCATCCTCCACGGTGCTCATAATAATAGCACTTTCGTTCATAGATGGTCTAAAATCATCTTCATCTTCATAAGTAGGTGTTATTCCATTTGGAGAATCGTCTTCTTTTATAAACTCTTGTGGAATACTTTTAATCTTTTCAGCTAATACATTATAAGCCCCTTGATTATTGAAAAAGTTTAATGGGTCTATTTCTTCTGTATAAGATAATGGATTTAATAAATCAGTTACAGAAACCTTTTGTTTATTTTCCAAAATAGCTATATCCTCAAATGAATCAATTATTTTTACCACTTCTCCTGTTTTGTTGTTTTTGAATTTTTTATTTGCTAAACTCATTTATTTTTAATTGTTTTTTAGAGCAAGGGTCCTGATTTGAACAGAATCTTTATACTGGAAGTATAACACATTAACTTATGCTAACCCTGCATTTTTTTATATTAACTATTATATAATACTTATTTTAAAAAGTTTATATAATAATTTCAAACTTTAATTGTCCACAATTATATATTTTTGATAAACCTATTTCTTTAGTTATTTGTGATTCGGTTTTTGATATATCATATCCCATATTTTTCAATTTTTTCTTAGTAAACTTTTGCTTATTTAAACGATTATCACCATTTACATATTTATAATCTGGTTTTAAGATATTGGATATATTAAATCCTAGTTTATAATATAAATCACCAGTGCTCCAATCTAAATCAGCAAATGATATTATTCTTTTTGGTTTATACTCATTTATGAAATACTTTAAAAGCTTAGATGATCCACCAATGACATTAGTATTAATTGTGCTACAAAACCTTGATAAGTTCCAGCCACCCTCTTCCATACTTTTTCTACCTTCTAAATTATCAAATGTCATTAAACTAATTAATTCATTATTATGAAACAATCCAATTCTTATCTTTGATCTTATGAATCCTTGTATGTGATTATTATTTAGAAAATTCTTATATTCTAACTGGTCAACATTTCTAATAGAACACTTTCTAGCATATATTCTATTGGTTGGTAATTCAATCCAATTTTTTATCTGACTTTCAATTATATTTCTTTTAAATGCCCAATCATCTTCCCAAATATGTACAATTCTTATTCCTTTATTTTTGAAAAAATTAGTTTTATCCAAATGATAGTTTTTCTCCTTAAATTTATCAGAGTGATAATATAATCCATTAAATTCAAACCCTATTTTAAGGTCAGGTAGATAAACATCTATCTCAAGCTCATCTCTGTATCCTGATATTACTTCCTTATTGTATATTCTATTTACAAAAGAAAATAATTCCTTTTCTGATATAGATTTTTGATCACCTATCGGATAACAAGTTGTGCAAATACTCTTATTTATTCTATTTCTATTGTGAAAATCCACACTACTGATAGTAAATAAATGAGATTCTCCACAATCACAACTAAATTCGGATTCTTCATTATCTATATACCTTATATAATTTCTATGATTACTAATAATAAGATTGGATCGGAAAATTTCATTACTAATTGGGTTGTATTTTAAACTTTTCTTAAACTCATCTGTTTTAAAATAACTATCAACACCATATTTATCATAAAATTTATTTCTTAGATAGGTCACAACACTTGGTAAAAACATAACATTTTCCACACCATATTTCTCCAAATTTGTCTTTATTGCTTTTAGTTTTACAATAGGGGATTGACTAGCATATTCAAATCCGTATATTTCTAAGTTAGTCTCCTTAACCCTATTTCTAATAATCTCCGAACTTGATGAGTTAGTTACTCCATATCTCTCCAAATTTGTTGATATTACTTTATCCATTAAAACGTCCGATTGGTATGTATATCCTCCCCATTTTTCTAAATTAGTAGATTTTATTTTACTTTTAAACTCTTCAACTTGTGATACATGTTTAACACCATACTTCTCTAGGTTAGTAGCCGATCTTTTATCATTTATTGTTTCCATTTCCAAATCAGTTATACTTGACCAATATTCTTTTATCCTTTCGGATATCTCACTACCCTTCTTTATCATTTTATTACTCTTTATAGACCTTACTGAATCAATTTGTGAAATATGATCAACTCCATATTTTTCTCTAATAGTTTTTTTTGATTTATCCTTGAATGATTCAACTTGTGAAATATGGTCAACTCCATATTTTTCTAGATTTGTTTCTTTTGATTTCAAATTACCACACTTAATTGAACAAGAATATTTACCATTTATAGATATACTCTTATTATAATCTCTATAAACAACTTCCTTTTCGTTATTACAGTAATCACATTTTGCCACTATTTTGAAATGAGACCCAATAGGTAAATCACTAATATTAATTTCAATATATCTTAAGTCAGATATATATCCCAATTCCTTATAATGTTTTGAGTTTTTAACTACTACACTTTTGCTGATAATCATATAATATATATTAAATAACTGGTGTTCCCTTTTATGTTTTTGATACAATATTAAATAAAAAATCCCCGAAAATAAATTTTTCGGGGATTTTTAACTAATTGATAATCAGTTATTTACAAATCGCTAAAGAAATCGTCCTCATCTTCTGAAACACTTGTTGTAGATTTTTCAGTTGATGTGAAAGTATCTTCAAAATCAAAATCATTAGAAGATGGTTTAGCCTCTTTATTTGAGAAAGAAGAAGAAGATTTACCAGTTAAGAAATTTGTGATTTCTGTAATTTTAGATTGTTGCTCATCTGTCAAAGATTTAGGTGAGAATTCTTCTAAATCGTGGTCACGTTCTAATAAGAAATCTCTGATTTTACCTTGAACACTTGGGTCAATTTTACCTTCATTAAGAGGGGCATTTTTGAATGCTTGTTTCTCTTTGAAATAAATAGGTAAAGAAGTTGTTTCAGGCATAAACATACTCATCTTGTAATCAGGGTATGTTTCATCACCAGTTTGAATTTCTTTTACTACTAAAACGAAATCTTTCCCTGATGCTAAGTCAAAAACGTTACAACCTACTCCAGAGATTTCTCCGTTTTTGTCAGCCATAATTTTATCTTTAATAGTTTTACCATATTGGAAGATTAAAATTTTACCAACTAATTCTGGTTGTTGCTCATCTTCAAGAACCAATACATAAGAATAGTATTTTTTAGAATACTTTAATTGTTTTGATTTTTCGATTAAGATTGCATTTTTTGAATTTTGCATTGTGTAATACAAGTCAGTCAAAGGGCACTTCTCATTGAAGTTCTTTGGACTATCAAACCATCCACTTAATTCTTTTTGACTTTTGATATCCACGTAATGCGTAATTTTCTCAATAGCGCTCTGTGATACTTTACCATCTTTAGTCAAATTTGGTAGAAATCTTACTTTAGATCTCCATCCTTTCTTTTTGTCTTTTACTAATTTTAAATCAACTCGATAAATACCGTCATTGTTTGTTGCTTTTTGCTCATTTAAGAAGTCCATCTTTGTGTCAAGACTACCATTAAATAAATCATCAAAATCTGCCATAATTGCTTTTTATTTTTTTTAATACCGACTTTGTTATCGGTTAATAATTATATCAAAATTTATTAATAAAGTTTATTTATTTTTAATATAATCCTCAATTAACTTTTCTATCAACTTTGACTTATATAGTAGATTATCATCTATATGTTTTTAAAAAAATTCATATAAATAGGGATCCATAGAAAAGTAAATTTTAGTTTTTTTATTAAAATTCAACAAAATATATTTTATTTGATGATTATATCATAAAGTGATTCTTCGGTTAATTTATATTTATCCAAAAATTTATCATCAAATTCATAAGAACCAAAAGTTTTGTAAAAAATTTTCAATTTACTTATTATATCATTATAACTATAATCATTCCAAAAACTTATGATATTATCATCATTTGCAAATGTAAATATATCTTCATCTCTCGAAATGGAGTCACAAACCATTGAACTATCAATACTTGGTTCATATCCACTGAACGTTGAGATATAGTTAAAATCTTTTATTAATTTCTTATATATTTTCTTACCAAGGTCTATACCTTTTATAAAAAGAGGCATACTATTAATTATATCAATTCTATTTAATAACTTATCATCAATTTCGATTTCTAATAACATATCATCTGATCCATCTGGAAATATTCTATCAATTATTTCATCACCACCACTATTAGCAGATATTTTAATTGAATTCAATAAGTTAAATATTATTAAGTTATAATTAACCTCAATGATATTATTATTATTATCAGAATATTCTATTTTATCAAAATTAATACTTTTACAAAGATCAACAACCCTATCAATATCTTTTTGTATTATATTTAATATACTTTTAATATCATTAGCATCTCTTAATCTTGATATGTTTTTTAATTTATCTGGGTTCAAAGCCCTTTCTAATATATCATGACCCTCTTTTATAGTAGATAAAGACTCACTATAATTTATAAATTCTTTATATTTTTTAGTTTTTATTTTCATAATCTATATAAAAACTTTAATGTATTACCCATATTCTACTTTTAAAATTTTGATATATATTAACCTTATTGTTTTAATAATATTTTTACTGTATATTCACTAATTGGATTTGATGTATCAAATCTCCTAGTCCCTCTTGACATATCCCAAATGATATCTTCGTAATCTAAATCAGCAGTAACTAAGTCTATAACTTGATCTAAATCATTTTCCAATTTTAGTAAATCCATTTTCCCAGTATTATGATTTGAACCCCAACCCCCTATAGCGATTATAACGGATGCTCTATACATATTTATTATATTATCTACTGAATATTTATTAATTTTATTTATGTCACCAGACCAGACCTTATCATAATCATCTATATTATTCTGATATAGACGAATATCAAAGTTTTTACATTGCCATTTCTCATCAGTTACAAAAATTTGATCATTGGTTTTTCTAATTGTAGAATATGATCTACCAATTTTAAGTGTTGGATTAACTATCTCTAAGAGAATACTAACTATTATAAATCTCTTTTTACTTTCTGTTAGTTCAATAACAGGCATTGTACCATTATATTTTATACTATTATCATCAAGTGAATATCTTTCATAGTCACCATAAATAACAGCACAGTAAATCAATTTTTCTTTTTCTTCTGGTATTTCATCGAATACATCTAACAATGCATCGTTAATGTGTTTCATATTAATATCAGAGAATGTAGTAAACATAGAATCAACATATGACTTAATTTTATTCCAATATCCACTCCCTATGAAATGTTCTGTCCATTTTTCCAAATCTGAATAATCAGATGATTTGGTTCTTAATGATATTAGATCATTTGCCCAATCATAAATTGAATAATCTTCTTTTGATTCTAAAAATAATTTATACTTTTTTATCATTTCTTTATATTTCTTTAATAGTTTTTATTCTTTCTGATTGATATTTCATAATATCAACTTCTTGATTATTCTTTAATAACTCAACAATCTTTTGATACATCTAAAATAAACCTTTTCGCCATTAGATAGTGAATAAGTAATCTTATTAACATTCTTCACAGAATATTTATAATCTGTTTTAACATATTTCTTACCAGTTCCCTTTTTAACATATGAAATTGTTATATGAGGTTTGTAATCATTGAATTGATTTGAGTTAGGGAGTTTTGATAACTCATCAAATAAGTATTGAAGAGAACCTTGTGGATTTACATTTAACTTAACCACATCAAATTTTTCATTTTCAAAAATATCAATACCATTAACTTCTATGTTTATATCACCATCAAAATTATCAAATACTGATTGAACTTGTTCAGGTGTTACATCATCATGTATACCATAAAGTAAAGTTAAATGTGGATTTTTTTGAATTCCATAATTATCATCACCAGACTCTGTATAAATATCTTCAGGGTCAATAATAGAAGTTATTTCATCCCAGTTACTAACCGGAACTTCAACCATTACACACCCGTATTCATAACCAGATGATTCTTTAATAAATTGTATATAGTTCTTTATTTTCATTAATGATGTTTTTGTATTTTAAATATTTCCATAAATATAGAAGTACCGAAGTCATGAAATTGTAATTTATAATCAGGGTATTTATCCGATAATCTATTTAGACCAACTTCTAATTCTTGTAATAAATAATTGTTAGTGTTATAATTTTTAATATGATTATAAATAGGAGAATTTTGGTCTCCAATAGGTTTTGATTGGCTACTAATTCTATTATCTTCTTTAGGTTGAGTGTTTAATCTAATAGATATATATGGGTTTGATTGTTGAATTAATTCTATCTCAGCCTTACCATCATCAATTAATTCGGCAAAACAATCATAAACATAATCATAATCTATATCAGTTTTACTTTCATTAAATTTTCTTATTCTTTTCATATTCTATATATTTAATATTGTTATTCGAAAAAGTTTAATTACTGGAAGTTGTTTATTAAAGAATAAACACTATATTTGTAAGACACAAATAAAAAAAGATATGACTGAGAGATTTTCAATGAGAGAAGTTTTAAAAGAAAAATATGGCGAAGTAGAAAAATCTAAAAGTGGTAAAGTTGCTACTAAAAGAGCATCTAAAAGTGTTGAGAAAAAAGAAACTGGTAAGTATATTACTAAGATTGTAGATGGTGTTAAATATATGGTGTTGAAATAATGGTAGATTTAAAAGGTGAAAATATCTATGTTCTAACCAACGTAGAAATGTGATTTTCCGAAATTGAATCAATGGTTATAAACCTTGAATAAAAAAAACCCACTCAAATTGAGTGGGTTTTTTGTTTAAGACTTCTTAAACTAATTCTTCAGCATCTGCTGGTAATGTTATTCTAATTAACTGTCTTTTAACATCTTCTTGAACTGGAAGTGATTCGTGAATAAAAGTACTATTACCCCAATAAAGAGTATTACTTTCCATTTCATAACATTCCATTTTAGAAAGATCTAAGTGAGTACAATCCCCACCTTGATTTGGTTGACCTTCGAATTCTCCATTCCACCCTTTACAAGCTTTATAAGAAGAAACAATAAGCATTCCACCTTTTTCAGAACAATATTGTTCTTCGTGTTGTTCTCTTGGTAAAAATCTACCATCTTCACCAGTTAACCAACCACCTCCGCCATCTCCGCTGCCACCCCAACCAAATAGGTAGTTTCCATCAGTATGTGGCCCACCTCTTCTATGAGATTCACCAGATCTTACAATTTTCTCATCAATTGTAATATAAGCTTTTCCTGTTTGTTTAGGTGAGTTAGAAATAATATCTTTAAGAACACTATTCCATCTTTCGCAACCTACTGGTAAAGAAGGATTAGCCATATCAAACTCGTGCATATAAACCTGATCTCCTTTGTATTCAGGAAGTGAAATCGGTTTAATCATTTTAGATTTACTTTTCAACATAATGTATAATTAATTTTTTAGTGGTTATCATAGAAATAATCTTTAAGATTAGCTTCAGTATAACCTTTTTCTCTTAATACTTTATACATTTCATAAGAAGATTTGTTTTTCTTATTTTTACCGATAAAATCTTCAATCTCATCTTTCTTAGATGTTTTCTCAACTTTAGCAGCTTCATTAAATTCAGGTAGTTCACCTTCTAAGGCAAGATAAACTTCTTTGAAGTCCTCAATAGTCCAATTAGGATAATACTCTTCAATTTCTTTTAATGCCATTTCACTACCTGTGATTACATTGTAATATTGATCTCTTGCCATATTCCACAAAGACGGCGTTTGTTTATATTTTTCAATAACTTCTTGTGTAGTTTTATTACTACTATTCTCATTAACTCTTGAGAATGATTCGAATTTTTTTAAATTTTTCATTTTTTAAATTTTCTTTTTTAATTTAAACTATACTCCATTCCTGGATATCCTTCAAAATCACCTCTTGGATCATTATTTTCAAAATCTTCAGAATCATCCTCATCACTGTCAAAGTCAAATCCCATATTAACAAGGTAAGACATAACTTCATCAGTTAATTTCATATCACCACCTCTTTCTTCCATATAGTTATCTAACATACCTACTGTGAATATACCTTTTTCACTTTTAATCTTTTTTAAATCCGGTAATATATTTTCTGCTATTTCTAAAGCTAGATCACTATTCCCATAAGATTCAAATGTTTTTAAATATTTCATATTTCATTTTTTATTTTATTACTGTATATATTAAATTTTAAAGTATAAATTATTTATTAAATTAAAACCAATTTTTAGGATTTGCTTTTGATTTTTTAATCTTTTTCATTCCATCTTGAGCCGCCTTAGCTTGTCTATCTAATTCGTCCTGAGCCGCCTTAGCTTGTCTATCAGCTTCTTCTTTAGCTACCTTAGCTTTTCTATCCAGTTCCGCCTTAGCTGCTTTAGCCTGTCTGTCAGCTTCTTCTTTAGCTACCTTAGCTTTTCTGTCCAGTTCAGCTTGAGCTGCCTTAGCCTGTCTATCTAATTCAGCTTGAGCGGCCTTAGCTTGTTTGTCTAATTCATCTTGTGCAATTTTAGCTTGTTTATCAGCTTCTTCTTTAGCCAATCTAGCTTTCTCTTCAGCTTCACCACTTGCAATAGAATTAGCTATATCTATTGCTGGGTTTAAATCAACATCTATATCTACATCAACATCTAATCCTAATATCCTATTTTAGGTGCTACATTTCCACTCATTCTCTTTATATTTTTTACAATCTATCCAATACGAATGCCTCTGGTCCGAATACCCACTCAACACCTTCTTTGGTTCGAACTATTAAATTTGGTCGGATTAAGTTAGAAGACTCAATCTTTATAAAAGTTACTGGTTCGTCTAAGTTTATTTCATCTGTAAAAGATGATGAATATTTCTTAATAAGATGGTTCTTATAGTGTTCCATGAATCTTAGTTGATCCCCTTCTTTGATTTCGTGAATTTTATTATCACCTAACATAATTTCGGAAGATTCATTCATTTTCTTTTCAGATACTTCTTCTTCATCTTCTTTGATGGGGTTTTTATTAACATAATGATCAAAAGCCATTTCATAGTCTGTTTTTTCACGTTCTATGAATGGGTTATTGATAGCTCCGAATCCAACGAAGTTTTCGTTTAACGATTTTTTAGATTTAGGTTTTTTCTGTTCTTCTAATTTTGCTTTGTATTCACTTTCTGTAATTACACCTGCTAATACTTGCATTCTGAGTATTTCGTTTGTTATGTTTGGGTTTAGTTTAAAATATTCTTTTTTAAATGGGGCAGAATTCCCTTCATAATCAGTAAAATATGATGTATTACCAGCATATTCTTTATATCCTTTAGCACCTTTAGGTATATAAAGTTCAGTTCCTTCATATTTACTAGGATTATCATATCCTTCAGCATCAGGAACTACTCTACCTTTTGGGCCTGGGTAGTTACTCCATTCTTCTATATAGTACCAAGATACTAAGGATTCATATTGGTGATCTAAATGTTCCATTTTATTATAAATATTAATTATTTTGTTCTCTTAATACTTTTAGTGATTTTTGCATATATAAAATATCGTCTAGTTTTTCCTGGATACTATGTTCTAGCCAGTCTTCTAGGGATAAATCGTTTCTATCTAAATCAGTATTATATTTTTTCTTTCCGAATCTAGCTCTATCTATAAATTTGTCTACAATAGAATCTACAATAGAATCTGTTACAGGTATAATTCTATTTCCCTCTAAAATCCCTTCAAAAGCGTCTTTCGTGTTCATTATTTTTTTATTAAATTTTTTATTTCTTTTTCATCAATCCCCATAGAATCCAATATTCCAGATACACCTACTGGTCTTAAAATATCAATATATTCCTCGGCTTCACCTAAACTACATTCAAAATATTTAGCTATATATCCAGCTAATTCTACATTAGGTTTCTTCTTTTTTGAACCTATATATTTTAAAAAAACTTTCTTCTTTGGAATCATCTC